ATGGTCTGTTTATAACCCTCAATCCTGATGGCACACTGAAAGCCAATGCACCAATAGACTCTCCTCAAGAAACACTAGCGAACATCACTCCAGTTGGTTCTGTATTGGATTTCGCTGGTACAGCTGCACCTACAGGCTGGTTGCTTTGTTATGGTCAAGCGCTGAACGCTGACTCAAGCCCTGAGTACCAAGACCTATTTGATGTCATTGGCAATACTTTTGGTGGCTCAGACAACAGTAACTTCGTTGTTCCTGACCTTCGTGGTCGTGTAGTTGCTGGTCAAGATGATATGGGTGGCTCAAGCGCTAACCGATTGACTGGCACATCTGGTAGCGTGAACGGCGACACATTTGGTGCTGCTGGTGGTGCTGAGACCCATACCCTGATTACTAACGAGATGCCAGTTCACAACCACTCAGTTGTTGCCTTCACCCAATCGGGTGCTGCTGGTGCTGCTGTTAGTATTGGTAACGGCGCTACTACATCAGGTAACGCTGGTGGTGGTGCTGCTCACAATAACGTGCAGCCAACAATAATACTAAACAAGATAATAAAATACTAAGATGACAAGTTTTTTAAGATGGATATTGAAGTGAACCCTACTAAAGATGAAATTAAACTACTCATTGATAACTCTCTTTTAGAACAAGAGAAGCGCTTGTCTAAAGAGTTTAGACAGGAGTTGGAAGTGCAAACTAATAGACTCACTAGTTCTATAGATAAGCAGAACGGCTTGTACGCTGGTCAAATTGTTGAGTTGAACAAAGATATCGTCAAATTGAACGGCGTAGTCGATAGCTTAAAGAGCCGCGTATCTGGCATAAAAGCACAGATGGTAGTAGTGGCAACAGCCTGTACTACTCTTGGTGGTTTGATAGGTTTCCTTATTAGCCAAATCGTGAACTCAGCTTAGTGCTATAATCAGAGTGTAACGTAAACAAGGAAAGTATTTATGGATGACGAGAATCCAGAAATCAGCAAAAAAGCACAAAAAGCCTATGTGCCAGAGTCAGAAGTGATGACGGAGGCAGATGATGGCGAGAACGAAAGCTGAGATACGCACATTCCTCGATAGCAAGGTAGGCACTATTGTTGTTCATCCTGGCTATCCTGATTTGAATGGTCAGTGCGTTACCTTAACCAAAGCTCTTATGGAGTTTCTTGGTGTGCCAAATCCGTATGCAGCGCGTGGTGATGCCATTAACGCTGGAGATACATATATCCGTCAGGGGCTCGGTACAGAAGGCAAGGGCTGGCTAACGATTGTAGTCAACCGTGATATGGGGTATATTGGCGGAGTACATTATGGGCATATTTGGATTGACCTACAGGGTGAAGCCAACTATGAAAGCAACGGCGCTCGGGCGCTCTATACAACAAAAAACACACGACCATTTTCACAGGGTCAGCAATTTATAAACTTTGATAAATGGATAAAGGAGGACGATATGATAACTAAAGACAGCACCAACTTTTTGAGGATTGGTCACTCAGAAGTGGCTGGATGGGATTTTGAGTCAACTCATTCTGGGAAGAACGATGCTCTATTCCACTCTGCTTGGGACGGAAAAGACGAGGAAGAGTTTTTATCTGCCCAGTGGCTTGCTGGAGGCAACTTCAGGGCTCAAAGAATTGAAGCGATGTCACGATACCCAGACGCAAAAAAGCAAGTGGTAACACTCACCGCTGCCGTAGCACAAAAAGACCAAACGATTGCCGACCAACAGAAAGAGATTGAGAGCCTCAAAGCTCAGGTTGGTGATAATAGTAAGTGGGAAACATTAAAAGCCTTGCTTCGTGAGTTGCTAGGCACAGGAGGGTCAAAATAATATGGAACTTTTTACGCAAGCAACAGCCTTAGCCGCCGCAGCGGTTTTGGTGATAACCGAGCTTTTGAAGCTCGTCCCAGTAGCTTTCACGACAAAATACCCTGCATGGGTAAACGGCATTTTATCCGTTATTGCAGCGGTAGTCGTGGTTGCGCCAACATTTACGTTCGTCAGTGTAGCGCAGACATTAGGAACGGCGCTGTTAATTGCGGTTGTAGCTGCCATATCGTACAACCAATTCACAAGCAAGCTGAAAGGTAGTAACACTACGCCTGGAGCGTAAAAACCTAACGTCGTAAAATGTAAAAGACCCCAAAATAGGGGTCTTTTTCTTGTACTTCCTGAAATTTTTTGCTGAGGGCAGTTCCTCGAAGTAAAGAACGAACGCCTCCAGTGTGCTTTGATTCATCACACAGCGCCGAAGCGCCAGTGTTCCCTCCACTTAGCACTTCTATTATAGCAAATAAAAATGAAGGGCTTGCGAGATACCCTTCATTTTTGAGCGGTCAGTCAACCGCGAGTACACCTCTTTCGAACTATACCCCACATAAAAAGTATATCATCTACGTTTGTATTTTGGAATCGTTCTTTTCTTAGTCGGGTCAAATGTTCTTTGGCTCTGCAAGCCGTAAAAACTTTTGTTGCCGCATTTGCAAATTTCACCCGTGGTCTGGCTAAACCGCTTACGCTCTCCAGTGAAGTAATGCGGTTCGTGACATTTATCACAAATAGCCACTAATTTATAGCGGTCTTCAGGGGTCGTCTCGTCCATCTCGTCAGTGGTAGGCACGCGCCCTTCATTATTCATTATCATTAAAATGCTCCTGGAAACTTCTCGCCAACCCAATATTTTGAGCCAGTCGGCGGAATCCTGTCTGCAAATTTGTACTCATGCTCTTCGCCACTGTTATCGAGAGCTTCCCATTCAAATATCTCTGGGTTAATTCTTGTGAAGGCACATGTCTCGTCCCTCAGACCATAGCTTAAAATTATCTCCTCGCCACTCCATACCGCACCACTGATAAACTCAACGCTCTCTTTAATGGTTGGTCGCCAGCCAGTCTGCATATTGAAGAATTGACTTTGATGGGTGACAAAACCATCCTTGTCGAGCAACTCAGCAACAGATATGTACCACCTGTGCGTAACATTCTTTATTGGTATGCAGCGGTGAGCAAACCTAATATAACCGTCTTTGTAGGGCAATAATTGTGAACCACCGTGAGTTTTGCCAAAGTAGTGCTTGCCGTAAATCTTATCGCCCTTGATGACCTCTGTTGGCGAGTAGACAAAATCAAATTTATCTGACTTTTCAGTTGGCGGCGACCAGTTCTTTTCCATGTGACCCTTGATTGAGTAGCCCCAGTCTTTCAACAGCTTGTATGTGCCTTTTTCGTAGTCAATCAAAATCTCAATCTGGTAAACCCTGCACTCATTTGAATAGTCGTATTCGTTGATTGCGACACCAATGCCGTGCAACCCATCTTCGCGCCAAAATATGCGGCAGTCTTCAATTTCCTTCTCAACAAGATATTGTGGTGAGCCTTCTTCGGGGAAAATACGCTTTACGCCGCTAACTTCGAGAGTTTCTTCGTCCAGTATACCGAGCATAAGCCGTGATGGTGGGTGACTGTACGGGTGGATATTCGCATATCTGATTTCGGTTTTCTCTTCGTGATGCCTGGTGCTGCACCAAATTTTGCCGTTTTTGTCACGAGCGATTGAGGGGTTATGATGCCACTCATTCTCGTTCAAGTCCCAAACTTTGACTTGTAGATGGATTTTCTGAATCCAAATCATATTAACTTCCCCTCTGTTATAACAATGTTTTCGTGGTCAAATGGCTTGTACTTGATATCTTTGGGGTCTACTTTATAGAGCAACCCTTTATACTCAGCTTGAGTGCTTGGCAAAATTCTGTCGATGCCCAGTGTTATCCATAGCTCACCGTCTATTAAATCCATGCCCGAGATGAACTGCACCTCTTGGTGAGACTCATCATCAAATATGAAGAAGTCTGACTGCTCAACAGGGTTTAGCGCCTTATCAAACTTGATGAAGACATTTGAGTAACGATTGACATCATCAAGGAGGCGAACTCTCTGATGGAAAATGCCGATATAGTGGTCGCCAACTAAAATCAGTGGCGTGCCATTGTGAAGCTTATCTTGAGGTAGTGGTGGGTTGATAGTAATGAGCTCGCCATCCTGAGCAATCACTCCAACGCTATGCAGATAAATGTGTGGCTCGTTGTCGATTGGCAGCCAATTCTTTTCCGAGACACCTCTAGGGTTACCAAACCTCTTCACGATTTTATATGTGCCTGCATCATAGTCAATGATAGCTTCAGCTTGCTCCTGGTTGAGCGTGCGCCTTGTTGCTCGGGATTGGGTTCGTAGCCCCCTTGCTTTTCTGCGCCTTGAGAAGATTGTGTCTGCCGCTACAAGCTTCATCGTTAAGCAGTTGCCTATGCCCCAGAGCTGTTCACCGTCAGACCATATCCTGACATCCTCTAAACTATTTGAGTCATTACCAATTGGAGGGAACTCTGGTTCAAGCCTCTTAAAACCAACTACCTTACCATCAACATACTTTGACATTGCCAGTATTGAGCTGTAGTGCTGCCAGATGACATTGCTCTTGGCGTAGCCACGGAAACAAATATAAATTTCACCTTTATGTACGGTAATTGATGGATTCCAGTAAAACAGTATTTCTTCTGGGCTGTCCATTCGTGGTGGGGTGATAACAACACCCTTTTCAGGTCTTCTAGTTAGTAGTGCGAACATATTTGCTTATCCCTTCGTAATCAAACAGTCTATTCGATGATGAATGTATCACCGTTTCATCCGTTATTGGTTTATTTTTTGTATCATCTGACAGCGTTGAAGGTTCAGCGAACCAGTTGCCGTAAGCAGAGCGAATAAAAACTCCATCCCTGTTATGAGGTATTATACTGACAATCTCCAAGAATTTCGCCGCTTCAACCAAAAAAGGTATGTGTATCTCATACGACAAGCTGTTTTTGCCGTGCCTTTTGAGCCATTTAGCTGTGTTTTCCAGCTGAACCATGAAGCCATCGCGGATATTGCGTTTGATGATGTGGTCATTTATCAGCCCTCGATTATGCCGCGTGAGCGACCAGGGCTTGAGAATGAAAATATCATCAGCCATCATGATAAAATCGCCCACCACTTCAGCTGCCGTTTGATAGGCGCAGATTTCATCATTCCACTTGTTGTTGGACTCTTTGCCCCAGTTGTGCGCTATTGGTAAGTGCGTGTAATCCGCTGGAAGCAACCCTGGGTCGTCGCCAACGATATAGATTTTGCCATCCCACTCTCTGATATTTTGCAGGGTCAAAATAGACAGCCATAACTCTTGCGTGTCAGTTTTTTTATAGCTGTATACCGCTGGGTATTTCACGCCCCTTCGTCCCCATCGAGCCCATCAACAGGGAACAATATTAGTTGATTAGGGTCTTCACGAAATAGTGCTAATTGACCCATCTGACGCTGTGCATTAAGCCGTCGAAGCCAGCACCTTTTTGCCAATTCTGGGTATTCGTCGATATAGCACACATTGTCTGTGTTTGGTTCTTGTTCAGGCATTTGCCACCTCTTTTCCTACGTTTTTATATAAATCACAGTTTTTACTATTTCTGTGTTGAACTGTACATATAAGTATGCCTTCTTCCCAGACTAAATAGCAATACGCAGCCATCACACTAAGCTCAGTTGGTTTTTATCGACAAGCGTTTCGCCGTCTTTTGGTTTGTATTGGTAATAGTTCCCATTCTCAACATTAGTGATATGACCTGTTTTCTCTGAATGTCTGCGAGCGTAACGGCTGGCAGTTTTATGACCCTCATCACGCCAGGGACAATTCTCACAATCTGCAATACGATGGATTATGGCACTTCTAGTTCGGACAACTTTCAAGGTTTTCATTCTTCACGCTCCGCATTAGCTTGATATTCGAGTTCTTCATCTTCAAGGTATTTATGGCGCACCTGATAGCGCTCAACTCTACTAATTGGATATTCTACAATCGCATTGTAACTGCGAACATATACTTCAACTTTAGGCTCACCACCATTGCTGGAGCGACCCCAGTTTTTCACTACTACACCGATTTGGTTTTCTTCAATGACGACAATATCGCCGAATACTAGCTTCATTGTGTTCCTTCCTTTTTTACTAATTGTTCTTTATGACCACACCCTGAACACCATAGCCATCCGCTCAAAAATAACACTGCGCTTGAACGGCTGTCTTCATGATATGGGCATCTAATCTGAAAACCTCTAGGGTTTTTGCGAGCTCTCTCGTCAAGATGATAGGCATACGCTTCAACATCAGCTCGTTCTGGTATAAACTCTTCAGCCATGCGTGGTGGTCGCCATTCCTGACGGTGCTTACATAGTCGGTAGGCTTCACCAGCGAGCAGCTTAGCTATCGGGACATCACGAACCACAATATATGCCGCTCCGTCATCAAAGACGCTTCCTGGGGCTGTTATGTTGCTCATATCGCCCTTCAATTCGAAGTTTTTGCAGTGTCGGTCATCATTGATGTTCTGTGCTGGTATGTCTTTTTGCACCCAAAAGAAAACGTGATAACCGCCACTTGGCGTTTTCACCGTCAAGCTCTGTGGTAATTCTAATGCTTTGAATTTTTCGATAACCTCTTCCCAATTGTCTTTGTGGTCGAGGTCAACAGCAATTAACTTCCAGCGCCCAGTCGGGTCAAGTTGCCTTCTTCCTGTCAAAAGAGCGTTGGCTGTCTTGGTGCTCTTGCTTAATGGTCGGCAGTTCGCGTCATCGCTCCACTTATCCGAAGTCCAGCGGTTTCTCTTCGTGCCTTGCCACGCAAAACTGAGGAGATTATTCAGTTCTTCCATCTATAAACCTTAAGTTTTCATAGCAAGCTCTAATCACTTGAGCATCCCATAACGCATTATGCTTTTGAGCCACTTCTGGTATTTCGCCGAAAGCAAACTCTTCGCGGTTAATATCAGGGTCAACACCTTTGAGCTTCATCATCGTGCAAATGTCGAATGGTATGTAATAGATATTTTTAGGGATTTCAAAAGCGCCACCAAATATGTCGCAGAACAATACCCAGTCATAAGCTAGGCAATCTGACCACATTTCAATTTGCTCGCCATAATCATAAGCTTGCAACCATTTCTTGAGGTCTATTTTGAGCTGTTCTTTGGTATAGATTGCTTCACGAGTGAAGTTGGCAATTACGTTGTCTCGTAGCCAGTCATTGAGCTGCGACTCATCATAATCAACCATCTCGCCATAAAAACTACGCCCGTTCTCGTCAACAATACCGATACTCAAAAGAGTTGTGTCTTTGTGAAGCCCCGTGAATTCAGTGTCAAAAAATAGTTTCATAAGTTTTCTCCTGACTGTAGCGCTTCCCACTCTTCTGGCAACATCCGACCCTTGTCGCCGTTACACTCTTCGTGCGCTAGTCTTAAATTAGTAATATCATCTGTGCCACCTTCAGCTTTTGGAATCCAGTGGTCAATCGTAATGTCGTGCTTGTGCTCAATTGGCTCTTCACATAGGAAACAAATGTTGCCGTATTTCGCAATAAGCTGTTTGATAGCCCAGATACGACGGCGCTGATAGAGCCACTTCTTCTTTTTACCCATTTGAGCCACCTTTCCGCAACATCTCTTGTCGCCATTCAAATACATTTTCTGGGTAAACAAAAAAGGCATCATGACCTCTATCGTTGAGCCATTGATGCCAGTATTTCTGAAGTGGTTGCTTCTTAGCATTTTTTGCTTGCTTCCACTCAACGTGGCAACTATACCCATTTGGCGCGAGTGCCAATGTATCAGGGAAACCCCGAGGCACTCCGCCGCCTGGGTCAAGGGTAATGAACTTCCAGCCCATACCCTCAAACTCTTCGCGTTGTTTTGTCTTGAATTTGCTTTCCAACATTGTTTTACCCCTTGCGCCTCATTATGGACAGCTCACTACGGATTCGGGCGCAAAGGCTACATAGAAAGTGCTGGTGGGTCGTTTCACAACCATCGGTTCTAAATTTCCAGCGTTTCGAGTAATCTCCCGTTTCTATTCTGCGAGCTGCCCAGAGTGAGGCACAAAGCCTCACTCAAATTAGAATGACAGTCCGTTAATTGTGTCTTTGTCAGCGACCAATTCACCACCAGTTGCAGCAATAGCCGCCTGAGTGGAAGTTTCCTTTGGTCGGTAGCTCAAGAGATTGCTCTCGGTTGATGGACGCTCAACGCCATTCTTGTCGTTGTATGTGCTGCCATCACGAGCTTCACGGATTGAGAGGTAAGCAACAAATGGCTTCTTCTTTTTCTCCAGCTCGACCAAAATTGCTTGGACAGTTTCGAAAAGGGACTTTGCGCTCACGATGTTAGCCATCATAGTGCGAGCGGCATCTTTCTTATCGCCTTCAGCGTTGTGAACAACGAGCCGACTAATGTTTTCAATGGTGTACGGCAATGCTGCTTCGGAAAGCCACATTCTCACACGACCCTGACCATCTTCGTTTTCGACATTGAACTGGATGCCTAGCGTACCTGTGCTGGCTTTGACAAGCTCAACGCTGCTAACAGCCACATCATGAATACCGATACCGAGATAGTTTCCACCACCACCTTTATCGGTCATGATGTTTTCCTTCATTTTTTCAGCTGCATCATCAGCAACTTGCACATCGTTCTTTTCTAGCTCACCAAACAAATCTGCTTGCTCAGCTGCTTTTGCCTTCTCGTCTACTTGTTCTGCCATTATTTTGTCTCCTTATTTACTGCGTTAATTACTGCTACTAAATCAAGCTCTTCGACCCTCTGGGTATAGACTTCGCGACTAACGTCTTCGGTTTTTTCATCGGTAACATAGCCGTAAGTTGGTTCGCCCTTGTCATCCTTACCTGTGGTTTTGTACTCGCGAGTTTTTACTTGCTCACGAGTAACTTGCTTGATTGTGATTTGGTATGCCATACAACCCCTTTATGCGTAAAACGCTTTAATTTTCTTGTCGAGTTCCTTCAGGTCGTTTGGAACTGTAAGCTCAGTGTCTTTGAACATACCCATTGGCGTTTTAATGCCAGTGCCGTCTGTTTTGACCTTGAACACAAATTCACGGTCAACGACTGCGGTTTCGACAACTTGGTTAGTTAAACCTTCTGGCACGAACTTGTCGCTAACCATCTTACCAGTAGTCTTGAGGCGCAACTGTCCGTCATCATTCTGCTCGCTGTGAGCAAGAATGTAAAAACGCTGAGTGCTATCTTTTTTAGTGATAGCCTCAATGACATTCACGACATTGACTGCCATCTGTGTGAATTTCTCATAACCCTTCACACTGGCTTGGCTGAACTCTTCAAAACTCATAAAGTAATTGAAGTCGTCGATAACTACAACGTCAGCTTTTGACTGAGCGATTGCTGCCATCAACTCTGCGTAATTCCTAGCGTGAAACTGAGGAATGTCGCTCTTAAATGGCAATGGCTTGCCTGTTGCGGTTATATAACCGATTCCGTCTTTCTTGGCGAAGTTGCGTAAGCTGGTAGATTTACCAGTACCACTCTTACCAAGAATAAGTGTTAATTGACTCATATATTAATCCTTTCTATAGCCTTTGCTTCGCTATGCACTAATAGTATCACAGCAAAATAAACAATGCAATAGTTATTTTTCTAAAGTCCATGTTTTCACGATGGTTGGTTGAGCTGGCTCAAGAGAGATGCCCTCAAGAACTGGCTGCTTGAATGTAGCAACGATTGTTGGCTCGGCTGGCTGTAGTGTTGCCACTACTGTCGGCTGTGCTGGCTCAAAAGTTGTTACGATAGTTGGTGTTGCTGGCTGTAAAACCGCAATCACTAGTCCTGTTAAAAATAAAAACATATTGTTCTCCTTAAAATCCTAAATCTTCTATTACTAAATCTGACTCTTTCAGATGGTTGTTGCTCATAAAATCCTGCAACAATTCATCTTCGAACTTCTTGACACCAATGTCTTTCAATTCTGGCAAATTCAGCGGCTCGTGAAGCCTTGTGTAAATCTGCTTAATCAAAGCATTGTTGCGGTGTACTCTTTGGATGAAATAGTGCTTCGTCTTGATGTTGACCACAATGTAGTCAACCCAATCCCAACCACTAGCCATCATCTGCGACTGTGTTTGTCGCTCATGCTCAATCGGCGCTCCTTCTTCCATCATCGCCATAAAAGTCTTGTCGCCGACCACTTTACACTCAAGACCTCCGTACTTTTTGAGCTTCACATCAAACACTCGTGCATCTGGTGTCGAAACGAACCAATCTGAAACGAATGATGTTGCCACACTCAAAATATTCCCAGTGTCGCGCTCATAAACCATTTTGGCAAAGTCTTCAAAGAAAACTCCGTCAGCCATTGGCTTGGTTTGGTAAATCTCAAAGGTTGTACCGAACTTGCGCTCGTATGCCAACTGCTTGAGATAGTTCTTCGCTTTCGCACTCGGCGTGTAGCCATCTTTCAGTGTGTCGAACAAATAAGCTAGACCACTTGAGCTTGGTTTGCCGCATCGCTCCGCGAACCATTGAGGCGACCTTTGCGGCGCTTCACTTATGTAGAACTCTTTTGCGTATTTTTTCACGGGTTCGCCTCCTTAAATGCTTGTGCAAATCTCTGGCTGCACAGTGAGCGAAACTCCATGTCGCTGTCTGGCTCTGGCAAATCCTGAAATTCGGGTATTTTATGATAGTGTGATTTGTGCATAAACGCTAGACTTGGCTTACCTCGCCCTGGGCGTTGATATAGCCCCTCTAGCTTTGGCACATCTTCCCATTTATCATACACCCGTTCTGGCATATTGAACTCGCCCCATAAAGCAGTCTGCTTTGTCCACGGGCTACCATACCACCACGGCTCATATTTTGCTGTTGGCTGACCAAGAAAATCCTTGAGCACTCCACGAGCAGGGTTTTCTATAACCCAAAACTTTAGATGTCCAGCATCTTTCGCTTCCTGAATTATCCTTTGGCAATGCCTAACTAAAACCATGCCTTCCTCTGGGTTTCGAGCTTTTCCGTTACTTCTGGCTGTCGAAAACTCCAAACAAACAGGGTTGGCAATTATCCCGTACACTTCATAGTCCATGCCGTGAAATGTCTGCCATCGTTTGAATGAAAAATTCTCAACCCCAACACGTTCGCCAACTAAAACGACCTCATAATCTGGGTCATTTTGATATGGCATAGTGTCTGAACCAGTGTCGGCGCATAGGTGTAGAATTACTTTTTTCATAGCTCAATCTTCACTCTCAGCTCGCCATACTTTGTATGGAGTACGATTACATGATTCTTATGAGTCATTTTCACCCGTTTAGCCACAGCCTTTTCAACTCCCCTCGAGTCGTCAAGTAATGCTGTTACTACTATGTGCCTCTTAAAAAATATCATCCGAATACCTCCATCCAATCGCTCTGGCTTATGCCTGTTAGTTTGTCGTCAAAGTCGCGCTTCTCTTTCAGCGCCCCATAAATCGCTCCATCAATAGTCTGCGCTGCTCGCAAATGGTAAAAGGTGCATTTCTGCTCTTGCCCATTGCGATATGTACGCCCGACTGCCTGAGTGTAGTCAATGAAACTGTAACATGGCGACAAAAATATTGTCGTGTTGAATTGCTGCAAATTCAAACCAGTACCGCCTGATTGATATTGCACAATCATGACATTTTGGTCAGTGAACTTGTCTTTTTTCGCCCCATACCAAACACCATGTTTAATGCCTGCGCTTTTGAGTTTCGCGCTCAAATCTTCAATCGCTTGAATAGTGTTCGCAAAAATCAAAGCATTTGGCAACCCTTCAACTTTCTCAACAACCCAATTCATCTTCTCGGGCGCGACTTCGGCATATTTGCGAAGAGCCCAAGTTAGTTTTGGTGCTGAGTCGAGAGGCTCGCCATCGGCATTGACTCGGTTCTTAATCATACTGATGTACTCTTTCCGCTTCACAGGGACTTGCACATCTATGATTTGTTTTCTCGGTAGCTCAACACACTCTTCAGCTTTGAGCCTAAGCGCGATTGAGTTCCACCACTTGATGAGCGTATCAGTGTCGCGGTAGCCAACAATGTCCATGCCCTTATGAGCATAGCTGCGTTGCTCCACCACAAACCGCCGATAAAACTCTGTCTTGTGCCGAACCAAACCAGTAATCTTGGCGTAGTTGACGGCGTGAGACCAGTTACTCATCGGAGTGCCACTCAAAAATAAATAGCCCCTCGCAACAGTGCATAGCATAAATGCGCCCATACCTTGCTTGCTCTGGCTATTTTTGATTTTGTGCGCCTCGTCAATAATGACATGGTGGTCGCGGTATTTCGTGAAATCTACTGTTTTGAATTTCTGCAAAAAGCTGAAACCCTGCACCTCAAACTGGTCGAAGTGTAATCCTGACTTTTCAAGGTCAAGCTCCCAAACTTGTGTATCTCTAACTGATGCTGGACAAATGATAAGCACCTTCCGCGCTCCCTCTCGGTGTACACGGAAAAGTGCCATCAATGTTTTGCCTGTTCCGACTTCAGCGAACAAATATGGTCGCTTCCCCAGTCTAGTCAGGTAGTTTTCTTGACTAGGGTAAAGCTGCATATTATGCCTTTACTTTGAGTCGTATGCTTGCTTTGACTTGAGTCTTGCGAGTGTATTTCTCGTAAGTCTTTGGTCGCTCCTCTTGGAAACGCTTTGAGTCGAATGTTGTGCGCTCAGTTGGTGCAACATAAGTGATAGTGATTAAATCGCCGTCAAACTTTGTTACGCCGTTTGCTTCCATCGCTTCAAGAATTGCTTGGCGCATATTTGCGTTCTGCTCTTCAAGCTCTTGCTTCTTGGCAACTTGTTTGCCAACTGCCGCTTCAATTTCTCGGTTCAGCTTAGCAATCTGCTGCTGATTCTTCTCAAATTTTTCTACTAATGCGTTGCTCATGATATTCTCCTTTCAAGAGAAATTAATTTGCTACTTTCGTTCGGCGACTTATCACGCCACCTTTGTACCCTGCACACTCGGCAACTTTGTGAGCTCGTGGATTCCAACTGCAACCGTTTGGGTGCATTGCTGAATGAAAACCACCAGTGTTGCCCTTCTTGCCGCCCATCGCACCAATTCGTGCGTAAAAGTCTGCGCCGTAAAGTTTTTTGTTCGTTTCAGCAGCGTGCTTGCCGCCTTCAATTGTTCCTGCCATTTTCTAGCCTTTCATCTTTGTTAATTTATACACCAACTTGGCTTGCTTAATCAAAAGCTTGTGCTTTTTGATTTCAGCCTTCAAGCCTGCTCGCTTCGCCTTGATTTTAGCAATCTCAACTTTGTGAGCTTGAATGGTCTTTTTGCATTTTTCCTTGTCCATATTCTTTGGTAGTTCCTTTTTTATAGTTTTAGTTTTCTTATTGCTCGACTCTTTCAATTCTTTGTTGATGTCGTCAACAATGAAATTGATTTCATCGTCATCGGTTTTAGGTAACTGCTTTGATTTACTCATGCTAGATTACCTCCACGATATATTGGCGATTGCCGACTAGCTCTAAATATCCGCGCTTGCCTGCAATCTTGATGATGTCTCCAACTGTTTTGCCAGTAACATCAGTGTAAAATTTGACTGGTATTTTCATTTTGCCCACTTTCTAAAAATCGTCATCGTTATTTTGATATTCTGCTGCGTCATCCCGTGCGTCCATTTCCATTTCTTGCATGAAATCCGCATGGTCATCCGCGCAACTTTCGCACTGTCGATAGTGCTCCGCGTCATGCCTTGAGTGGTACTGAAGCTTTATGCCTAAAAGCTCCTGCTTCGGGTCGTTCCAACCCAATCGCGGAAACTTCCACTGGTAAACCTTTTCGAGTACCCACAAACTGCGCTCTTCTTTGACTGGTATGCTAATCATCGCTTTCCTCGCTTGCTTCAATGACGGCTTCCGCCTCACTGACAAGTTGCTCAAACTCTGATTGTTTCGACACCAACCATTTTGCATCTTCAACGGTGGTCAAATCATATCCGCCGTGTTCGATGACTTCGAGTAGTGATACACTCATTGCTTTGTCCTTTCTATAGCCTTTGCCGACTATACCCCTTATGCTATCACGCTATGCTTAAAAAGTCAATAACCTAATTGTTTACTTCTATTTCTTTGTGCAATTTCGCAAGTAATTTTGCGAAGTCCTCAGCGACAAAATTCGGATGGCTTTTGACCATCTTCGCAATTTTGTGCTGTCGATAATAGTGACCTAAGTCAATTATCTGCTGCTTCAATTCTTCACTCATTATTTTATCCCTTCAATCATTGTTAAATTTGTTACTGTCTCGCCGTTGCTCAACTTGCCAAAACTACGGCGCAAAATTCGCTCTTTGCCTTTCAGCTGTATGAGCACGCCCCACTGATTGCTTTCGCGTTGTGCGTAAAAGCCTTCAACTAACTGGGCAAAATTCACGTTTTCAATGATGTCGCGGTAGGTGCGAGTATTTACGCGCCGCCCATCAAACATCTTAGTTTGAATTGTCATGATTTGCCTCGATTCCGTGCTTCGTTGAACCATGTGTGCGTCGGTACTGAGTGTTTGTGAAAAGTCACGGCTGCAAATGGCTTGAGTGTGTCGTGGTCGACAATATGATACTCAAAGCCCCTACCTGCCTTTACTGTGTGTGAATTACTCGGGTCGATTCCTTGCTCTTTGCAAAACGCTAGTAAGTCTAGCGCTGCCAAATTCAATAGTATTTCTTGCATGATTTTATCTCCTTACGACTTTATATTCTGCGGTTTCGTTGCCATTGCTATATTCATAGAACACTTTTGCATAGCCGTTGCTTGCCCTGAGTACTGTCACGTTATGAAGTGTCAGCTCATCAGCAATCAAATTTGCCAATGCTCGCACCGCGTCAGTTCGAAGTGTAAACTCTTCAACCATCTTTATATCTGATGTTTGATGGTTGCCCAATTCACATTGAACATATTGTTTGATGCGAAAAACAAAAGTAGATTTGCCGCTTTTGTTGCTCATCATTTGCACTTTGTAAGCCATGATTGACCGCCTTTCGTTTACTTAATATTGTAGCCTTTGCGTTGCTACCCGTCGCCCATAATGCCCGTTATGAGGGACGGGCAACAACTCATAATTATTGCCCTGTGTGATACGCTCGCGCCTGATTGAATGTGAGTTGATGCCGCCATGATTGTAAATATAGGTTGCAGCGTGTGCGGTTCAATCGTAACTTTTCAATCAGATGTGAACGTATCACTAAATAAATTGTTAAGGTATATGTGCCTGCATTTTCCGTAGCTAGTCATCGTAGCGCCATTATTACAGGTCTTTTATGTATAGCTTTCGCTGGTTATTGAATTGCCCTGACGGTTGAACGGGTCGGCGTTTCGCTCAGTTGTTGCCGTTTCGGTTGTCTGGTCTTTTCTTGTATAGCCTTTGCTTTTGCTATGTATATATAGTATCAAACGCTAGCGTGTTTGTCAATACTTTTTTTATTTATTTTTTATTGTTTTTTTGCTAACAGGGGTAGAATTGTAAAAATAGGCGTTTTGTGTTGTTGTAGAAAATAGATGAACCTATTTTTTTTGTTTATTTTGGGGTAAAAAAGTAAACAATTTTTTTTGGTTAATAGGTTTTTTAACAGATGAAGCTGTTTTTTTTAATTTCTATTTTTCTATTTTTTGTTTTTTTAGAGAGTTTTATAAAAAAAAGTGTTTATTATTAACAACGACATTATATAATATGTTTTATGTTATAATATGTTTTTAGTTTTAGGCGCATTTATACCACTGTTAGGTAGTTGTATATAGCCCGTGCATAGCAGCACAATTCTATATACAACTACCTATAAGCACAAGCGTCTAATAGTAGATATATGTAGATAGGCAGAGGAATATATAAGAAAATATATTAGGGCAATAGTCAAGGGCAAGGGGGTGGGGGTATCGAGCAAATGTAAGAGATATTATATATATACCCACATTTCCACTCAGCCATATTTATTCAAAACAACCTAAAAAAAGTGTTTACAAATCATTTCTTGCTGTGCTACAATTTGTGCATGAATGAAAACGAAGCATACGAACAAATGGAGCAGGAGATTATTCTTCTAGCCAACCAATATTCCGTCACACGGATGAAGGTCTCGACTCCAAATTTTGACCGCGAGTACCGCAGAGGCGCTGACGGCAGTTTTCTGTTGGTTCAGACGAAGGCGGTGATTCGGGTTTTAGGGAAGACTACTAAAGTGCCGATTGGGGCGACTGAGGAGTATAAGACTTTTGAGGAGGCGTTTGAGGCTACCAAAAAATATTGGTCGGAGTATTATAAGGGCATTAGGGCGAATCGGTCAGCGGCGCAGCTTCGGGCAGAGGCGAGGCGGCAGAAGCGGTATCGCGAGAAACGGAAGGCACGGGCAGAAGAGCTGAAGCGGCAACAGTAAATCCGCACCCAAATAAATCTCAATCAAAAAGAAGGGTAAAAACGACAATGGGGTATGAAAATCAGGGGTTCGCGCTCGTCTCGATGACGAATAAGGATGTGTACAAGGTCACTATCGCAGACGGGAAGAAGATTCTTTTACTTTTGAATCATCCGACTGCCAATAATTTCTTTGAAACAGTCGATATAAAAACAGGGGCAACGGTCAGTATTGCGATAGCGCATGTCAGTTCTGTGGTTGTGAAGGAGGCTGGTAATGGCAACTCCTGAAGAAGTGCAGAAGAAAAATGCTGAGGATATCAAGGCGATTAAAAATACGCCGAATGACGAGTTGCCAATTATGCCCGAGACAGTTCGCAATGCCGACACATTGCAATGGTTCTATCGAGCAATTATTGATAACTTTACTTGCCTAAACGGGCGAAAGTCCCCACTCTACCTTCGCCGAAGTGAGCACGGTTTGGCTATCCGCATTGGCAATCAGTGGAAGCAGTATCGCCGTGGCGAGCAGATTGAGTTTTGGCGCGATGCGATGGCAGCTTACCCAGACTTGGCTGAATCTAACTGGTCAACCAAGCGAAACCAGGCGCTCTGGGATTACTTCCAAATTTACGCTCCTGAGATTTCTTTTGACAACCGTCGCTATTTTGAGATGGAGAATTGTATTTTGGATGGGTACACTGGCGAGCTCAATTCTGATGAAGAGCGATTTCTTGAGCATCCGACTACTCGCTCATCGAAGCTGAAATACAAGCCAGACCAAAAACCGAGTGTTGCTTGGCAGAAATGGTATGACACGATGGACGACCATCAGCGCAAAGTGCGTGACTGGTCAGTCGGCTCGGCGATTATCGGCAACCACGGCTTACTGTTTACTTTTGGTCAATCGCGTACGGGGAAATCGACGCTCGCCGAAGGGCTCGCAGAAGTCTTGGGCTCAGGCGCTCATGTCTTTTCTTTGAGTCGCAGTTGGGGTCGGTTTTATACACAGAATATGGACAATACCACCTATTTGTATGACGCGGATGCCAAAGGTTCGAAGAATCAGAACAATGATAACTACGGGACATTGCACTTGATGGCGAGCGGAGACCCAATACAAGTCGAGGTCAAAGGTTCGGAAATTTACCAGACGACGAACTACGGATTTATCGAGGTGATTAGCAATAGCCCGACCACACTTTCATTTGAGCAGTCTTTGGTTGACCGCGTGCGTTTCTGTCTCTACACCTATATCGAGCCGAGAGCTGACGGCGGTCAGATGAAGCGACTGATTTTGGCTGACAAGCAGGCGTGGCTGAATTATGCCGTGGACTGTGCCATTAAATTGGCAAAGGGTGAGGTGACTCGCCCAGAGATTGACGAGTATCAGATGTATGGCTGGGTGCTTTGGTTACAGGAGGCTAACACCTATGGTAAGATGTGCGTAGAAGAGGGTCGGGTTTTGACTTATTCGGAATACAAGTTTGCGTACGAGGGAGCTCAGCGGTTTATGCTGACCAAAGAGACGATTGAAGAGATGCGCTCAGGTTTCGCAGAGCTGTCGCGACAATTTGGTGAAGATTTTTTGAAGAGAGACTGGAAAGATTACGGTGAAAAACTAAAAGGCAAATATTATGGCACATACCAAGAAGCTACAAAACTCTTTTAACGTCTTTTTGCCACAGAAATATGGCGTGTTCAAGCGCGGTATGCAGGAGCTCACTTCGAATGAAGCGGTGGTTGCGGAGCTAATCCGTATTTGCTGTGAGGGCAGCGATGTCAAAGCAATTCAAATGGCGTTCGAGCGAATTTTGGGTAAGCCCGAGAAAGTGATTGTGATAAAACGCACAATTGTTCGCACCCTTTATGTTGATGCCAGAACCAAAGCCCTCAAACCAGTGGTTGAAGACCGCGTGCAGGACGAGACTCGCGTTTCGCTCGTGAAAGACAAGGTGGTGATTTCTGCTGATAACGCGCCAGGTCTTCTGCTCAAAAAGATGATGGATGAAATTGGTGGCAAGGAGCGCGAATACAGCTACAAAGTGCTGGATGACAAAGACCGCTATGAGGTTGCCGAGGTGATGGCTGCTAATTTGTATGGCATTGCTATGCGTGGCAGCAATCTCGGGGCGATTAAAATTCTGTTTGATTATTTGGATGGCGCGGTTGCTGATGTGGTGCGACTTGAAGGCGAGGACACTATTTTGCTTGAGGATTATGCTGACGTTGCGCCATTCGAAGCAGTGCAGGGTGAGGACGGTGTGTTTTATATTGAAACTGAGGCAGTTGAATGAGACTGACTATTGGCGCTGGCATAATCATGCGCCTTTATCAGAAGGCGGTACTCAAAGCGTTCGACAACGGCATCCGCTACATTGTGCTTTGTTGGTCTCGCCGTGCTGGTAAATCACTCTTTGCTTGGAATCTTCTAATCCGCGAGGCGACTCGCAAGCCTGGTACATACTGGTATTGTTTTGATAACTACTCGACAGCCTATAACGACATTTGGATAGCCATGACCTCGAAGGGGGTGAAATTCCTCGACATGATACCCGAGAATATGGTGGTCAGGATGAACTCTGCCAAGATGGAGATTGAGCTGACTAACGGCTCAGTGATTAAGCTCATTGGTATCAATAAAGCCGACAAACTGGTTGGTACTGGTTTGATGGGTGTGGTTTTCGATGAGTTCGCTGTTCTAAACCCAGCTTCGATTGAATTTATCACAGCCATGCTTGCGGAAACTGGTGGTTGGCGTGTCATGATTTCTACGCCTCGTGGTAAGAACCACTTTTATGAAGAGGCTCAGTTTGCCCAAGCTCACCCAGATTTCGCTTTCTACAGCAACATGCACTGTGGCATGAAGGAAGTTGCTCAGTATATGGCGAAGGGCTTTTTGGAAATGGAGCGCAAGAAGATTATCAGCAAATACGGTAATGACGCGCTGTATCAGCAGGAGTATATGACCAGCTGGATTTCGCCAAACTCGGGTTCGGTTTTTGGCGCACTCACTAAAATTATGAAGGAAGAGGGTCGGGTCACTCGGGTTGAGGGCGACGACAAATTGCCATATTACACCGCATGGGACTTAGGTAATGCCGACTACACCTCAATTGTTTTGTTCCAAGTTAATGAACACGGCTTTCCTCGCGTGATTGACCACATTGAGAATCGCAACGAGGATGTTACTTGGTATATTGGCGAGTGGAAAGAGCGCCAGTGGGCAGTCCACACTCACTTCCTGCCGCATGATGCCGCTCACCGTAAGGGTGCGCGAAATGAGTCATATAAGCGGTCTCTTGAAATTGAGGGTGTGACAAATACTGTCGTGTTGTCGAAGCCAAATCGTGTCGAGGACAAATTGAACTTCCTCCGCAAAGTCTTTGTTGGTTTGAAAATTGACGAAGGTCTTGAGCGCTTAATCACTTGTCTTGAAAAACTTGAGTATGAGTGGAATGAGCGACTACATCTTTGGTCTTCGAAGCCGACTCACGTTGGCGGATATTCTGACACGGTGGACTCGCTCTGCTATATGGGTCAGGCGATTCAGAAGTATCGCATCACCGCAGCCAATGAATTTTCGAAGGTGAAGGTTAGAGAGCCTGGGGTTGTTTCTGACACAAAGCAGGCTAAAAGAGAGCGTCTCCAGAAGTTAATGCAACAAGATTTAATGTTGGGAGGTAAAAAGCAGAACGGCAACGACAATATTAGTTTGTTTATTTGAGTTGATGTGTAGTACAATCATAACTAAGATAAAAAACACTTCCAAAAATCGCATAATATTAAAAAATCATACAAGAGAGGGTAATCATGGATGATGAAAAACCAATAGAAGGAGCGCAAGATGCAGACCAGCGAAAAAACGAACGACCAGCAGGAGCAGCTGAAGGACATTCCCCAGAGCCAAGCACCGACGAAGTTGCAGAAATGTATAAAGAGCTTGGAATCAAAGCTCCTGTCCCCACTGGTAAATCTAAAGGACGACCTAAAGCCGATGCTGGTGGAGATAAAAAGGCTGCCAAGAAAGACGATGCAAGTGGCGCAGCTGGAAAAGGGCAAGCCGATGATGACGGCAAAGACAAGTCTAAAGCTGCATCTGCTTCAGATTCAGATGGGTCTGATGGAAATGACGCTGACTCGAAGAGCAAGAAAGTCAGCTCGAAGGACGGAAAAGACGGAAAAGAAGACCCAGAACTATCAGGCGACGGTGGCGAAGATGAGGACGGAGTTTCAGACTCTAAATCCAAAGATAACGGAAAAGCTGCAAAGTCAGGCGAAGGTGCTGATGGCGACGAGGATGGCGGAGATGGAGAAGACGGTGGGAAATCGGGCGCAGCGTCGGAAGAAAACGAAGAAGGTAAGCGCCCAGGCAAATCGAACCCAGCGGTAGAAGCTCGAATCCAAAAGTTAGCCAACGAGAAGAAAGCCGCTGAAGAGCGTGCCAACGCTCTTGAAAAACAACTTCGTGAAGAGACACAAGCAAAAGAGCAAGCTAAAATTTCTCAGGAAGACCCTGAATATACTGTCGCTGATTTCCGCACTGTTCGTGACAATAAGACTGGTGAAATCCGTGAGCTTACCCCAGAGCAGGCTGAACTTGCGTGGCGACGCTGGAAGGATGGTTTTGAACAGCGTGCTCAGGAGCGTCAAGCTAAGGCTAACTATGCTACTCGTGTGCAAGAACATTTTGATGAAACAAGTCGCAATCTCATGAAGAAGTCGGCTGATGCTTATGATGCTTTAGCTGGTTTGATGGATGAGTACCCAGAACTTGTTAGCACAAGTGGTAAGTTCGATGAGGATTTTGCAGCTGAGGCTATGCCAATCATCAATGAAGCAGTTGAATATCTCGAAGGCACTGAGCCTGGCAACGCCGAAGGTAAGCTTCCTGTAATTGTTGGTTTGAGAATTGACCCGAAGAAGATTCTCGGTGCTTTGAAGCGTATTGAGAGTAAGAAGCGCAATTTGCCGCTAAATGGTGTCAATGATAGTGTGGACAGGGGTTCTGGCGTGAACGTGCCACATAGCCGTTCATCAGACCCAACTGTTAATGCGGCTAATGAGCTTTATAAAGAGCTTGGTATTAAAAAGCGAATTTAATTAAGTAAAAAAATAAGGAGAAAAATATCATGGTAAAGAAAGCTAACACGACCGAAGAACCTGTAACACCAGCTGAAGAATTATTGACTGGGGTTGAGGGTGACGAAAATACTACCGTAACTCCAGTTGAGCCTGAAGCGCCAACTGCTCCTGAAGTTCCACAAGAACCAGTTGAGCCAGCTCCAGCTCCAGCACAGCCTAGTGCAGCTGCAAGCGAAGGTTCAGAAATTGCTAAAGCAATTGCTCAGGGCATGAAAGAAGCTAAGGGCGACAAGACAATCAAGATGGTTGTCGATAAGTCAGTCACTCCGCGCTATGGTGTTGTGCGAAGCAAGAGGACTGGCGAAGTGATGCTTCGCGAGACTGCAACTGGAGTCTTGTCTAAAGTTCAGCTTGAAAGCCTTGAAGAGAAAGAAGCTTCAATTCAGGGTGAAGAAGTCGAGCCAGCAAGAGGTTAATTCAGTATAGTACAATATTGATTGCGGTTCTTTTATCGCCCGTTTTGTTCAATCAGGGTTTTGGCGGTTAAAAAATCCTACGAGCGAGCGCCCTATTACACAGGGCGCTTTTGCTATTGACATTATGAAAAATCTCACGCTATAATCAAGTTAGCTAAGAGCTTTCTCGGCGAATCAAACTGTATGGGGTCTGTTCCCAGCCAAAAGGCGATAGCACTCGATGTAATCGTGTGTCATCAACACAAACAATATTAAAAATTGTACCGAAAGGGGTATATCATGGCTATTACAGCTAGTGAAATTTATAGCCCAGTCATCGACCAGCCGTTTGATGAGGAAAGCTACACCAAAGAACTTGAAGGAAATAACAAAGAAATCAAGTTCGAAAAGGGTTCTAAGACAGTAAAAGTTCGTACTGTCGTTACTGAAGGTGCAGTAACAAACCACGACGCGACTGATACTTTTAGCGAGCAAATCGCTGGTATCGTCAACGTAGATAGCACCATCGCTACCTACACCCTTGACCAGCAAAAAGATATCAAGCAGTTCCTTGACCGCACGGTCATTGCAACCAACAACAGCATCACCGAAGGTGGAAAAGTCCTTCACGCTATTGTTGCCGAACAGCTTGTACCACTAATCGACGCTTACCGTCTTGGTATTTTGGCAGCTATCGCAACTGTCACTCACCAGGAGCGTGAAGCTACAGCTGATGGTTATGCTGACGTTCTTGCTGCTCGCGGTTATCTTATCAACGCTCGTCTTGGTAAGAAAATGCTCGGCTACGTTAACACTACTACTGCTGATAGCATCCGTCTTAGCGACCACTTCGTTCCCTACACTTCAGGGCTTGAAGGTACGCTTCGCAGCGGTGACATCGGTATGCTCGCTGGTATCAAGGTTAAAGAAGTTCCAGCAGATATCATGCCTGCCGATACAAGCATGGTCATCGTGAACCCAGATGTCGTCTCAGCTCCTCGCTTCCTTGACGATTCAAAGGTTGGCGAAAGTGCTGCTGCCTTCGGCTCACTCTTGCTCTGTCTGTACATGTACACTTGTGTCGTGTCCACTCCGAAGCGAAAGGGTGTTGCCACCATCGTTGGTACTTCAGGCTAAACCTAGTTTTGCCGAATAAAAAGAGCCCCTGTATTATGCAGGGGCTTTTTGATACAATGACTATATAAAGCCGAAAAAAGGAAAAAAACAAAAAGTATGGCACTAATAAACTGGGGCGACGAGGAAGATAAAAAAGACGACCTTTTTGGAAGCACTCCAATTAAGCAAGTCGCTTCTGTTCAGAGTGGGTCTTGGCAGCCAGCTCCAAGTGGTGCAAATGCCCCAGCTGTGCAAGAAGATGAGCAGCCCCAGGGCGGTATTTTTGGTCAGCAAACAGCTCAAGCTGTGACTCCTGTTCAACAGAATTATTTGGTCTCTGATGAAAAAGCTCAGGTTGATGAGCGTAAGCGACAGCAAGATGCTCAGGTTGAAGAGGCTCGCCGTCAAGCTGCTGCTGAGGCAGCTGCCGAACAATCTCGCCAATTCAATGAAGGTAAAGCCCAGGATAGTAAGGGTCAGCCTCTCGATGTCGAGGCTATTAAAGCTGATAACGGCTGGCGCAAGTATTATGACCAAGAGTTTAAGCGAGAAAAAGATAGCCTCGACTTTTGGGGTCGTCTTATGGATGGTGGCGCGGCTTCGAGGCGTGCTGAAGTCGCAGCTCGTGGTAAGTACAATACCGAATTACTCTACAAAGCTTATGACGATAATGGTAATGTGCTTGACCCCGATGCAGCAATTAAGGCGAAACGATTTGCAGCCTACAACTCTGCACTAGCCGAGGACAACTCGACTCGTAGCAGAGCAGCTGGTGAAGCCATTGGTGCTTTCGACAAAACTGATAGTGGTTTCTTCGGCAGGTTGAACGACTCAGTAAATGCCATGAGGCAGATGAGCGTTTTTGATGCTGCCGCTGGGGTTGATGACAAACAGAAAACAGGAGTGGATGATGTCTTCCGTTTTGGAGGCAATGTCATTCAGGGTGTCGCTACTGCTCTACCTACTGGTGGTAAGGCTGTTTATGAGTCAGCTCGCGGAAAAGGTACAGATTATTCTACTGGCTTCGAAAAAGAGCTTGATGCAGGCGAACGAACAGGTCGTGGTGTCTCTGGCGCAATAGATGTCGTCGGTACATTCTTTGGTGGTAGTGGCAAGCTTGTGCAGTCTTTGGGGGGTAAAGTTGCCAAGGGCGCAGCTACTCAGGCTGAAAAAACATTGCTCAAGCGATTGACCGCTGAATATATTATTCCTTCTTTGATAGAGGGTGGAGAGGCAGGGGCTCAAGCTGCTGCTGAATATTTCGGTAATAATGGCACTTTGATGGACGAAAACGGAGAGATTGACGCTGACAAAGTTGCAGAACTGTTGACCCAAACTGGTGAAGCCTTCGCAGTTGGTACTGCTGCTGGTGGCGTATTCACTGGAACTGCCGCAGGTGTAAACCGTTTTAGGAATCGTGGCGGTGGAGCAAATGCTGGAGCTATGAGCGAATTTGAGTACACTCCCGTGGAAGATATAGCACCTGTCACGGGCGAGGACTTTACTCCTTTTGAAAAAGTCGACCCTATTGAGGGAGGCTCTCAACAAGTAGCCGATGGCGTAGCTGTGCCAGAAAACGTGACCCCAGTTGGTGATAGCAATGTTTCATTTGAACCTCCAGCAAATATAGTCGATGGTGTCCCTGTTACTCCTGCTCCAGCTATGACTCGTGATTCAATAGGGATTTCTGATACTACACCAGTCGCAGAGGGTACGGTTACGACTATGCCTGCCGAGGTTACGCCTGTCCGAGCTCCTGAAATAGAAGCTCCTGTTGCTCGACCTGCTGAAGCTCCAGTAAGTACTACTGATGTTACTCCTGTTGCTGATGGCGTAGTGCAACAGCCACTTGATTCCGTTATGCCTGTTCGCGACCAAAATATGCCTATTGCTGGGGCTGAAGAAGTGCGAGCTCTCCAAGATGCTCGAGCTGGCAAGAGCCAAGCTGAAGAGGCTGCCATCAACCAACAACTTCTCGAGGCTGAAAATGCGACTCCTCGAATTGACGACCCTAACGCACCACTGGAAGGTGTTACTCCAGTTCGTGCTGAAAATCTCCCAGAAATGGAAGTTCCAGGCGACGGCAGACTTACTCCACAACAAGTCTCTGAACGGCTTATGCCAAAGCTCGCTGACAACAGCGACGTTAAAAGGCGTGTCGCTGAAGCTGTTGGTATGGGCAAAGACAGTGAGAGCCCGATTCGTGACATTCTCCGTGATGGTGGCGTGAATCCTAAAAAGGCAGAGCGTATCGCTACTAAATTTGACAAGCTCGAGCAACAGCTCATGGACTATAACCGACTCGAAGAGATGAATCAAAAAGCTTATGCAGAGGGTGGTACAGATGCTATTGACTCTGACGTAGGTCGCGAGCGTTCTCGTGTTGGTCGCGAAATGGGTATCACTACTCGCCGACTTATGAGGGACATTCAGAAGCTTGAAGGCAGTCGAGACAAAAAGATTGCGCTCATCAACAATATTACTGATATTATTGGAACTCGCAATGCGAGCGTCCTGTCTAGTGCTGGTTTGCTTGAGCGAAACATCTTCCAAGAGCTCACCGCCAACGTCAAGCTTGCAGTTAAAAATCCAATCAAAATGGCAAAGAGTACATTCGGCAATGGAAATATTCTCAAAGATACGGCTAAATCTGAATTGAGCCACTGGGCTGATAAGCCGAGCGTAAACCCTGTTGATGCAGTGAAATATGTCGTGGGCAATACCTATCGCACGGGAATGATACCTACTACGGCGCTGGCTAATACCCGTCGTGGCGCTATTCGTGACGAATTGACCAAGTGGGCGTTCCAAGAGCTAGAGGGGCGTAAAGTGTCCTCAAAAGAAGCTCACAAGCTCGCTGGTACAGCTGGTAATGAGATGGAAGCTCTCGTCAACACTATCGCTGGTGTAGACAATGGTATGACTAATAGGGGTCAAGCCAAAAAAGCACTAGATGCATGGAAGGAATACATCCGCACTGGTGATGATGGTGCAAAAGCTGAGTTCTTGGCACGAGTTGAGAATCATGACAGCCTTGCCGACCAGATGATTGCTGGGCTTTCAAAAGAAGACCAGACTCGTGCTCGTGGCTTAATGGCTGCGAAGAACTTGATTTTCCCATTCGTGCGTACTGCTACGAACCTTGCTAAAAATATCGTCAGACAAGACCTTAATCCATTTGCGAAGAGCTTGCTTGATGAAATTGGTGCAGACCAGCGTGGCATAACAGCGAACACTATCAACACGATTAAGAGTAAGCTTGTGGATTACGGCATCATGGGCGGTGCAGCGGCACTTGCCAGCTCGGGTGTACTCGTTTACAACGACGGCGATGAAGTAGACAAGCCAAAAGGTTGGTCTATCAAAGTTGGAGATAATAAATATGTTCCTGTTCGCTCGACTTCTCTTGAATTGCCTATCGCACTCGCTGGTACAGCCCAAGCAATGTTCAGTGATATCACTGACGGCAACCCTCGTGATTGGCAATATTACGCTGGCATGGTCACGAACAGTCTGCCGTATATTGACCAGTTCAATACAACCACTGGTGCTGTTGATTCGTTGACAAGTGGTGAAGATGAGGGCTATGCCGCTAAATCTTACGGTGTGAATATGGCTAAATCGTTTGTGCCATTTAGCAACAACGGGGTTCAACCATATATTGCTGGCAAACAGGGTGAAAGCCTTAATGCTAAGACCGTATATGACGACGACCTCAAGACTTGGTTTACCAATACTGTTCGAAAGAGCTACGACCCAGACTTCTATAATGGTTTGAAAGACAGCCGTGACAACGCTGGTCGTGTTCGAACTGTGGACAATCAAGGTGTTGTGAGCAACAAAACAATGAATGATGCTTCTACCGCTGAGTTCAACGACCGAATTACTGATTTGGTGGATTATGGTCGCGAAGCTGGTCTTGGCAAGAGCACCAAAGATATGTTCAACACCTACGACACTGGCAAAAATAATAACTTCAAGTCAGTGCAAGATTCGATTACCTTCCTCGATGCAGTCGACGGCAAGCCAGATAACACTAAAAAGCTTGAGAAAAATGGCAAACTCTCTGGTTTATCTAAGCAAATGCGCGACGGCTTCTATGGTGATACTGGCGCTGAATTACTTACTCTTGATGGCAAAAATCTCAAGTCAGATGCCTCAGTACCAAATGGGGCTGGTTCAAAGAACTCTAAATTACCTCTGTCAATGGCATCAATCCGCAACGCTATCGCCCAGACTGACCTCGGCACAGAAGGTAGCGATAAACTATTTGCTATCTCTGGTCAGAGCACCGAATTGTACAACCAGCTAAAGAACAAGCAAATAAGTTACGAACAGTATCTTGCTGCTAAAAATGAGCTATCACAGCAAGAGTCAGCTATTTTGAGCGCATCACCTAACTATCAGCGATTGAACGCGTTAATGACCAAACTTGATGAAAGTGGCTTCTTTGAGGCTGGTGGTCTTGGCTCTACCAAGTCGGGGCAGACTTATCTATGGAACTCCTTGAACGCTTTGCTTGCTAGTAAAGGTGCAACTCCTGCTGCTCAATATCCTGAAGATGACAAGGGCTTTACACCGTGGGGTAACAACGGCAAACGAGCTTCTGATAAGCCAGGTGATAGGGGTAACACAGGAATTGAGTGGACTCCAGTCAAGGCTCGTCAAGCGGCTAATGTTGCTCGCGCTCGATTTACCCCTGTGAATATCAAAGTGAAGCTAGGAAACGAAGTTCGAAAAGACCGAAGTCAGAATTACTCTGACAGGAGCTTCTAATCGTGGTAGAATTAACTCAAGAGGAAAAATAAACAAATGAATAACGGATTCCCACTAACAGCCGAAGACCTAGTAAAGAAACTTGACGATAGTCAAGAGTTCATGGATAGGGTGACAGCTGGTTTTGCCGAGCGCAATGAGCGTATTTTTTACCGAAAACCACCAGTAAATACCAATGGTCAGATGGAATATGCCGAGTTGGTGGATAACACTCTTGCTTCATATCTTGAGAAAATGCCGAAGAATGTCATCCAAAAGATGCCGACCTTCATGACTGATGGGCATGGTCGCAGTAAAGCCGAAGACCTCGTTTATGAGTTTATCGCTGTTAAAATCTTGCTCCGCTCTGGCTCTTCAAAGGGTTATGGGCTTTTGCAGAAGCAGTGGATTGAGCTTCGAAATGCTGCAACTTTTGGTAACTGTGCTGTCTATCTGCCGTTTGAGAATGACCACGGCGAGTTCACTGTCGGTGAAGTGCCTATTTACTGGGGCGATTTTTACCCTGAAGCTTGGTCAACCAATATCAACAGCAACAACTTCAACCAGTTCCGAACACTCAAAACTGAAGATGATATCAAGAAACTTATTGATGGTAGTGATGACGAAATTGGTGGCACATGGGACAAGAAAGGGCTTCAGACAGTTCTTGACTATGGTGCTGGGCAGAATAGTGGCAAAGATAAAGCTAACATCAAGGCTTCTATGCAGGGCTTGCCAGAGCACATGTTCGAATTATTCAAGTATGTTGACGAGAATTGGGTTGTTGACTGGCACTATTCATCTGGCACGATTCTCCGTGTTATCCCGAATTTGAGTCACCGCCGCCGTATTGTCGGTCTTTACTCTGATTACGATGGTAGCTCAATTATGGGTCGTTCACTTATCGACATGGCTTACGGCGCTCAACAGTCGCTTACTTCATTGCTCCGCAACTTTATTTATACTTCTGACTACAATACCGACCCAGCTAAAACTGTTAAGGGTATTTCGCTCAATGAAGATACATTCAATCTAACTAAGGGCAATACGATGTTCTTGAATGATGAGGATGGCAAAGTTGACCTACTGCCAATTGACACTCAGACAATTCAGAACTTCCCTAACCTGTACAATCTTTTGAAGACTGTGCTTCTCACTTCGCTACCAAGCTCAAGTGATAGCAGTATCTCAGCCAGCTCTGGCGACCCAACATACTCTAAGACTCAAGCTGGCGTAAATGACCAGCGTGAAAAAGCTGATGTTGACAACAACTACTACCGCAAGAACTATGAGACTTATTTCGAAATGGTGATGGAGAATAAAATCAACATCTATCTTGCAGAAGTTAAGGCTATTGCTGATAAGAACAACGCCGTGCCAATGATTACTCTTGATGAAGAGTATGCGAACCTAATCCGCGAAATTGACCCCAAGAAGGTTAATGACAAGAATCAGGTCAAGCTTGACTTGAGCGAATCTCGTGGTGTGAATATTACCGTGAACTTTGAGAGTACCAGAGACCTTGCGAAAGAAGAGGACTTGAAGCGACTCAACACCTTCATGACTGGTTTCTTTGAAGCTGCTAAATCTGACCCAAGCATGGCGAAGGTTATGCGCTCTGTGATGCCATTACTCATGAAGGAAATGACAAAGAGCTCGAACCTTGAGAACAGTGCCAAAATTTCTGAAGTGATGGAGAAGGCACTCGCTGATGTTGCTGCCGAAGAACAGGCTACTAAGGCTCAAGCTGCTAAAGAGAGCGAACAAAAGAACGCTCAGATGGATGAAGCTAAGCCACCAACTGTCAATATTGCTTTCAAAGACTTGCCTGCCGCTGGTAAAATACAGGCAGCTGCTAAGTATGGTATTCAATTAACTGCTCAAGATGTCGGTCAGCAAGCATTAGCAGAGGAGACAGAATAATGGCTCGTGAATTAGAAGAAGTTGATGAACCAGCAGCATTGTTGAACACTCCTGAGCCCAATGCTGTTGCCCCAACATCCGAATACCAGTCAAGTGAAGAGTTACAGCGTAGAAATCGAGATGTGTTTGCTGATAAAACCGCTAAAGCTAATCAACAAAAAGACCAGACCGAAAAAGCTAAAGTCAGAAATGTTCTCGATAAATACATTGCGAAACATTCAAAAACTTCAGAAGTTCGCAAAATGGCAAAAGAAGATGGGCGAACAGCTGATGCACAGCTTGATTTGAGCGCTGAGGTTGTAGTCATCTTAGAAAAAATCAAAAACGAACTGAGGTAAAATCATGGCAACTGTACTAGACGTAATCAACAAAGCATATACCAAAGTAAATGGTGAATTTGAAGTGCAAGTTGAAGGTAGTGATGACTTCAAAACATACCTTAATGTCTTGAACCAGTGCCTTGAGATGTGGGCTCACACGCCTTATGTTAAGTGGCAGTCTTTATTTGACATGACCTATCAGTTGGCTGATGCTGTTGAGCTTGATAAACTTCAATACGATTTCCCAGACATGGATAGAGTGGTAGTTGGTAACACCCCTCTTGACTCTATCTATTTTGTTGATGATGATGGCGGAACTGTTAAAAAGTACAAAATGGTTGACCAGCCCACGTTCCAGGCATCAACAGCTCAAAATATTTGTATGCTTGCTTCTGATGGGCTACACCTAAAATCAGTCTCAGAAGAGTTGGTTGATACGCACATCCAATTGCCTGCTTACTTATTGCCAGAGGTATATACTACTGCCGCTCAGACAGTGAGAGTTGATAGTATTCCGTGGCTTATTACTGCTATGGCTGCCTTTATTTGTGATGCCAGCCCAGTGCCATTTATTGCTCGAAACGCTGATAAGTTCTACAAACAAGCTGAAATCTATATGAAAACCATGAGGGACAATAACCGTCATCGTCAAACATTATCAATTAAGGGTACTAGCAATATGCAGATAACTTCTTTGTCGCAAGCTATTGCAGCTGGTGTTGGCATCGGAGGCGGTTCATTCGACATTATTGACGGTGGAGAAGCGTAATGTCTCGCGACAAACAGATTCAACTCAGGCGAGATGTTGCTTCTGATTGGGCGGCTATCAACCCGATACTTGCATCTGGTGAGCCTGGTGTGGAAACCGATACAGGCAAGCTTAAAATTGGGAATGGCGTAGCTGCTTGGAATAGTTTGCCATATTTTACTCAAGGCGAAAAAGGTGATAAAGGTGACAGGGGCTATCAAGGGACTGCTGGGCTTAAAGGCGACCCAGGAAATGATGGTGCTCCAGGCGCTACAGGACAAACTGGTCTTCCTGGTAGTACGGGTGCTCCAGGCGCTACAGGGGCGAAAGGCGATAAAGGTGACAAAGGTGATACTGGCGATAGAGGGGTTAAAGGTGACAAGGGCGACACTGGCAATACGGGTGCTACTGGTGCGACAGGTGCTCAGGGTATTCAGGGAGTCCCAGGTGTTAAGGGCGATAAGGGTGATACTGGCGACCCAGGTGAAGGCTTGCCAACTGGCGGTACTACTGGTCAGCAATTAGTTAAGCTTTCAAACACCGATTATGATTATGACTGGGAAACTCCAGCTGGTGCTGGAGATATGCTCGCCTCTGTCTATGACCCAACTAATGTTGCCGCTGATGCTTTTGACCAAGATAATATGGCTGACGGTACGACCAATAAGAACTATACAGCCACAGAAAAAACTAAACTCGCTGGTGTAGAAGCTGGCGCTGACGTAACTGATGCTACGAATGTAGCCGCTGCTGGTGCGTTCATGAAGGCAGTTGATGATACCGATGATATCACTGTTGGTGCAACTAATAAATTTGCTACTGCCGCCGAGAAGACTAAACTTGGTCATATTACAGTTACGCAAGCTGTTGATTTAGATGCTATTGAAACTAACGCAAACAACGTGCCAGGCATCAAGACAAAAACTGATTTTATAACTGTTACGCAAGCCGTTGACCTAGACACGATGGAGTCAGATATTGCTGGTAAGCAACCGCTTGATTCTGACCTAACAAGTTGGGCTGCTATTGTTCGCGCAGCTGGATTCGATACTTTTGCTGGCACACCGTCTGGCGCTAATTTAGCAGCTTTATTGACCTCAGCGCTTCCAGCTAGTAAAGGCGGTACTGGTCTAACGGCACTCTCAGCCAATGTGGTCAGTATGCTAGGTGCTGCTGATTATGCTGCAATTAAGACTTTGCTTGCCTTGACAATAGGTACGAACGTACAGGCTTGGGACGCAGACCTTGATGCAATTGCAGCTCTTGGTGTGACTAACGACAGTATTATCCAGGGTAAATCTGGTGCTTGGGCTAAAAGGACACTCGCACAGCTAATGACTGATTTGGCTGCGCTTGGTACTACTTTCCAGCCACTAGATTCTGACCTGACTACGATTGCTGGGTTGACGGCTACAACTGATAATTTCATGGTGGCAAATGCTAGCGCTTGGGCTTCTAGGACTCCAGCTCAGGCAAAGACCTCACTTGCGCTTGTGAAAGGTGATGTCGGTCTCGGCAACGTGGACAATACTTCGGATGCTACAAAAGATGCTGCCGCTGCAACACTCACTAATAAAACCTTTGATTCAACTAGCCCCACAGCCTTTTTCTACCCAGGTATGCTTATGCCAAGTGGTCGGAAGACAGCCCCTACAGGCTGGTTGATGTGTGATGGTTCTGCTGTTTCACGCTCAACTTACTCAGGACTTTTCGCTGCAATTTGTGAGAGTTTAGGCACATTCACTGTTACAATCGCTGCGCCTGGAGTATTTACACTAAACAGTCATGGCTTGAATGTTGGTGATGCAGTTTATCTAACTACTACTGGTGCTTTGCCAACAGGTTTGTCACAAAATACGCTTTATTATGTTTCAACTGGTGTCACAGCCAACACCTTCAACTTATCGACTTCTCGCGCAAATGCTTACGCTGGTACTAAAATTACCACCACTGGCTCACAATCTGGTGTTCATACCCTTCGCTGGTGTCCATATGGGCTTGGTGATGGTTCAACTACTTTCACACTTCCTGACTTCCGAGGCCGAACAGTTGCCGGTGCTGACGCTATGGGCGGTACGGCTGCTTCACGGCTGACATTAGCTGATGCGCTTGGTTCATACGGTAACATTGGTGCATCTGGTGGTGAACAGCGTCACACCATGACCACCGGTGAATTGGTAGCTCACACTCACTCATTGACCGCTAACTTGTTTGGTTCTGACTTCTCAGGCTCAACTTACGGTACTGGTGCGTTCTCAATGGGTACTGGTGGGCGTAACTCTGGTTCACAGGGTAGCACAACACCGTTCAACCTAATCAGCCCAACTGTTGTAGCCAACTATATGATTAAAACTTAATGGCTTAATCTGTTATGATAGAAATAGAATAGGAAACAAAAATGGCGAACAAAACTTCCGACGACATCCAAATCAAAGACTTAGACAACTGGAAACGTGGTCAGATTTCATACTTCTCAAAAAGCCGTATGCAAGAGGACGCACTCAAGACTGCCTACAACGTCATTTTTGATTACGATGCTGTGGTTCGTCCGAGAGGCTCATTTAATGAAAGTGGCATCCCTGATTTACCAGAAGGATTAGAACCGCTTGGCTGTGATTTTGCATTTAAGCGAGCCGACAATACTGAAGGGTTACTCAACGTCTTTACTGATGGCGAGGATGCTTGGCTATATGTGCTTTCAGAAGACCTTTCAGAATGGGAGAAGCTTGACGACATAGTATTTACTATCGAGGATAGATTCTCATTTGCCCAGATTGCCAGCGTGGTTGTTATTGGTAACGGTGTTGATGCTTTCAGCTATTATGACATCACAACCAATACAATTGAACAACTGGTTGAAGTTGATGACCCATTAGTTGCTCCTGTTGCAACCCCAGCTGGCTTTAGCGGTACTGCTGCGATTGACTACTACTACCGAGTTGCTTTCAATGGTGTTGGTGGTAGCACAAAAATGTCACCAGCTGACTCTGTAACCTCTTCAACAATTCGAGATACTTGGAATGGCACAAAATCTGTTGCCGTTGATATTAGCGCTTTGACTATTGACCCAGATGCTCAAAACTGGAGCTTATTCGTTGCAAGTGTTTCAACTGGTACTGGCGCACCAACAGAGAGCGAATACCTATTAGTCGCAAGTAACATCCCTATTGACCAGCTCCAATATACCGATACTGGAGCTCAAACACTACTTCAAAGCGCACCAGTTGAAAACACAACCGCTGGCATCATTGCTTGGTACTTCACAAACATATCTGGTCGCCTCTGGGCTATTGGCAACAACGGTCTTATTTACTGGGGTGGTGACATTGGCAATGAGCTTTACTTTGGCTCAGCTAACGGCTCTGACAATTACGAGATTAACAACGGTAGCAACGAGAAATGTATGGCTATCACGCTTGGTCGTGATAACGCTGGTACAACCTGTATCAATCTTTTGACTCGCACCCAAGCTGGACAGGGCGCTATCTGGGATGTGTATGCCACGACAAACAGCATTACAGCTAACGGGCAGACATTCTCAACTGGTACATATCAATTCAAGAAACGAGAAGGCAATGACGGTACAGACGCACCATTCTCTGTTATTCGCGCCAACAACAACGCCTACTACCTCTCAATGGCTGGCTTTAAGTCAACTGGTGTAAAGCCAAATGTATCAGGCATCCAGTCAACAGATATCATTAGCTCTGCAATCCGCGATAGGGTGTTGAACTTGGCGCAATCTGACCTCTCGAATACTTATGCCGCTGACTATGATGAGGCGCTTTACTGGAGTGTCGCTTATGGTGCTCAGGAAAACAACGAGATTTGGATGTACGATATTTTACACGGTGGCATCTGGTCAATTTGGCGAATCCAGTCTGACTGTATTTTCCGCTGGGCATCTACGCACAATGAGACTCCTAGTTTATACATCCGTCAAGGCAATAAGCTGCTCCGTTACTACAAGAACTCTCACACGCACAAAGATTTGAGTGGCACATTCGAATCGTATATCGAGAGTGGTTTAATTCCGTTTGCAAAAGATAACAAGCTTGAGTGGGTTCACTTGCTCAAAAATATCTGGCAATTCGACCAAGCTGTTGGAATTATTGACCTTACAGTGAATGTTCACTCAAAGAACGGTGACATCATTAAGAGCGATATTGTGCCGTTTAACGAATCTAGCATTAACAACTTGAGTGGTTGGGATGCAATCCGAGCCAACGATACTCTGATTTCTCGCGGTGCATGGAATAACAGAGGTTGGGAAGAATCGCTTGCAGATTTACTCAGCTTTAGAGACCCGTCAGACAAGAAGATTAGCCAGAAAATTCGTAAAAATGCAGCATACATTAGCTTTTCTGTCAGGGCTGATACTGAAAATACCTATTACGAGCTATCTCACTTGAGTTTATTGTTCACCTATATAGGTGTGGGCATAGAATTTTTGAGCCAAAAAGGTGTGATTAAAATTTAGTGATATGATACAATCAAATTATAAAAGCAGATAAATGCGGAAAACAAACAGGAGAATAATAAAATGGCACTATCAGTAGGAGTAGCAGAACCAACAGGAACTCTATCTGTGGGCAGTAGCGCACCAACGGGTTCTCGTGACGGTGATATATTTTGGCAAGGTCAGGATGGCAATATCTGGTACAAAGATGGTCAAACTGGTCAAGTTAGTAATATGGGTACACCTCAGCAAGCAAAAAGCTGGGACTTAATTCTTAATGGCGCGAAAGAGATAGCTGACCCAGTTGCCAGCGGTGGAAGTTCAGGTGGTAACGGCAGTGGTTACTCTACTCCAGCAAAGGTACTTGATACTGCTCAGCTTACTAGCCTAGATTCATTGATTGAATCACTTGCCTCTATGAAAGACCAAGCCATTCAAAAGGCTTCCATTAAGCGCGACACTAGTCTTCGTGAAAAACAAGAAGAAAAAGCGCGCGAAGAAGGCAAATATCAGGGTAAGAAACTCTCCACTTTGCAAGACTTTGCTGGCGCTAAAACTGATACCGACCTAAATACTCGCAATACTCTTGAAAACCTTGTCAGTTCACTATCAGTTCTTGGACTTGGCGGCTCACGAGCATTAACTCGTCAAATCCTTGACGCAGCTAATATGAGTAACCGTAAGGCAAACGCAACTCAAGCAACTAATAACCGAGACCTTGACTCTTCTTGGAATGAATACTCTACTGGAAATGAGAATGACATCAAGAAAATCCAAGACCAATACGGTTACGATGAAGGCGAAGCAACTCGCAAATACTACCAAGATAAGCAAAATGCTCTCTACAAGAAAGCTGATGTCTATGGTTCAGCCGACAAAACAGCTGAGCGCGATGCAATTATGAACGAGGGCAACAGTCTTAATAGTATGATTGCTGGTGCTGCCTTTATGAACCCAAGCTATACAGGTGAAGCTAAGCAAATGGCTACCCCAGAACTAGCTGACTACACTCAAGATATCGCTCGATACGATACAACTGGTATTACTGGGGCTAACGCTCCATCAGTGACTCCTGTCACTTCTGATGGTATGAACGCTCCAGGCAACCTTGCAGTACGAGCTATTGCTGTGAACGATAAAGATTTGGGAATCAAAAAGAAGTCTGAAAACGACCTCGGATATGGAGTCTAACCACTATGGCTGAAATTACCGACTACTTTGGTAAGTCCAGCATAGATAGCGACTATGCCGTAGCCACGACTGTTGAGACCGACAGAACTGCTGGTGTTACGGTACTTGAGTGTATTGACCTGAGCAAGTTCACCGAAGATACACCAGTATTTTTCATAACCTACAAGAAAACTGTTGACCCTCTGACTGAAGAGGTTTCTATAACCGACCTAGTTAGCTGGAAGGGCTTAGTAAACGCTGGTGCTAACACTATCACCAACCTGACTGAAGCACCTGGCTACGTTGATATCGGTAACGATGTCGGCGATTTTGTTGAGATGATTCCGACCTCTTACTGGGGCAATAGCCTCATAGATGGTCTGTTTATAACCCTCAATCCTGATGGCACACTGAAAGCCAATGCACCAATAGACTCTCCTCAAGAAACACTAGCGAACATCACTCCAGTTGGTTCTGTATTGGATTTCGCTGGTACAGCTGC